TGGCCACTGGTGGTAAAGCTATTATCACAAGCACTCCCAACTCAGACGAGGATCAATTTGCGTTCTTGTGGAAAGGTGCTAACAAGACAGAAGATGAGCACGGTAATACCACAGAACTTGGCATCAACGGATTTCGAGCATTTAGATCCTACTGGCGCGAGCATCCTGATCGTGGAGATCAATGGGGTGCAGAACAACTGGCCCAGTTAGGCGAAGAACGTTTTCGCAGAGAGATGGATTGTGAATTTGTTATCAATGACGAAACACTAATAGCACCTATCAAACTGATGGATTTAGAAGGCGCAGAACCCATACACAGAACTGGACAGGTACGCTGGTACAAGACTCCCACTAAAGATGGCATGTATGTTGTGGCACTAGATCCCAGCTTGGGCACAGGTGGCGATCCTGCTGCCATACAAGTTTTTGACGCTAGAACTACAGATCAAATTGCTGAATGGCGCCACAACAAAACTGACATTCCCACACAGATACGAATTCTTGCAGATATCATAAAAGAACTGCATGCGGTAGTTCAAGATGAAAAAAGCATTTATTTCTCAGTGGAAAACAACACCATTGGTGAAGCTGCCTTGATCAGCATAGCAGAATATGGCGAAGATAACATTCCGGGATACTTTCTCAGCGATAATTCAGTTACAGGCTCCACAGGGCGCAGATTCCGCAAGGGCTTTAACACCACAAACAAAAGCAAAATCACAGCCTGTAACAAGTTCAAAATCTTGGTAGAGTCTGGTCGTATGAAAATTAACTCAAGACCCTTGGTATCAGAACTCAAAACGTTTGTGGCCATGGGCACCAGCTATGCCGCAAAACCCGGCGAAACTGACGATTTGGTCATGGCCAGTTTGCTGGCGGTGCGCATGCTGTTGTTGTTGCAAACCTATCACTCAGACTTGGACACACACCTAAAAGATCACGGAGATATGATTGTTGAGCCGTTTCCATTTATTTCAATGCTTCGCTGATAAATATAGGTGTAGTTCGCGGAAGTGGAATTCCCAACTACTCTAACGCCGGGAAGGGCATCAGCAATGTATTTACAAAACAAATATACCCGTTGGTATAATAATATTATAGCAAACGCACAAACAAGAATCTTATCACAAGATATCTACACAGAAAAACATCATATTCTTCCTAAAAGTTTAGGAGGTAGCAATTCTAAATTAAATTTAGTAAAACTTACAGCCAAAGAACACTACATCTGCCATCTACTTCTACCCAAAATGACAGAAAGTACTGCAAAAAGAAGCATGTGTCACGCACTTTGGAAAATAGTTAATCAACAAAGAGATTATCAACAGAGGCACAAAGTCACTTCACGGATGTATGAAATTATTAGACAGACAAATGCAATAGCCCTATCTATAGCAAATACAGGAAAACCCAATTTGGCTGCTCGTGGCAAGACTAGAGATGACTCTTATCGAGAAAAAATAAGTCAAACTCTGTTAGCAGGAAATTACAAAGGAATTAGTAAACCTACAAAACAGTGCATTTATTGTGGTAAAATTTTTGCTGGGCATATCATAAACAGATTTCATAATGAAAAATGTAAATCGTTGTTACCAGTAGTTTATAAAAAACCCAAGATAGCATGGAACAAAGGACTGACAAAAGACACAGATGAAAGAGTAGCAGAGTTGGGAAAAAAAGTATCAATGACCAGGACTGGAGTAAAAAGAGGAACGTATAAAAATCATAAATAACAAACTATGGCTATAGAAAACATTTCTCAAGACGTTGCTGACTTGCTGGCAACCAAAGACTACGACGTCAAATACACAGACGGACAAGGGCAAGACTCTTCACCAGACGAAGCCAAAACGTTTGCGTTTGACTGGGTTGCAGGATCCGGAAAAAACTACGGCACAGTGGTAATTGTACTGGGTGACGAAAACGACTTGCAGTTGTTCTTTGGAGATAACCTGGGCAAGACCAAGGAAAATCCCCAGGACAAACTGGACTGGTTTGGCTCAGAACGTGAAACAGGCTTTTTACCCGAACTCAAGAACTTTGCCACACAGCACAGATACACATTCAGTCCCAAAGACATCAATCAACTCAAACATACCATGCAAGGTATGGCAGCTATCAAAGAAGGCCTATTCGAAGGCTACTATGGCACACGCAAAATCAGCTATGTGGGTGAGCAAACAGAAGCCAGACTGGTGATTAAACACAACCGAATGATTGGCGAAGATGACAAACGCTATCGCTATGTGGAAAGTTTGTTTATTGAAACAGCCGAAGGCGAACGATTCAAACTGCCGTTTGTGAAACTGTCAGGGGGCCGAGCCATGTTGGAACATGTGAAACAAGGTGGCAGACCATATGATATCCGTGGGCAGCACATTAACGAAATTGTAAGCGAAATGGCTGTGTTGAGCAGATTCAATAGAGCCAGCCAACAACGAGTGTTTGAAGGCGTAACACAAGAACTGGTAGAAACTGCACAGCACTACTATAGTGAACTGCGCGGAAATCTACAGCACATGGCCACAGGCCGTGGATACACACAATATTTTGAATCATGGACGCCAGCAGACATTGGAGATGAAACTGCTCTAGTGGAAGATCTTAAGACCATGTTTATTGAACAAACATTAGACGCCAGAATAGAGGCTGCATTGCCCACACTGGCCAAAATACAACAACGAGGAACCGCTATGAAAGAAGCACAAATTTTTGAAAACTGGGCAAACAACATCATGGAAGGCACATGGGCCTTGCCAGATACACCACAAGCACAAGCCAAACTAAACGAACTCATGAGCCAAGAACTCATTGTTGGTCCAGATGCTACCAATGCCACACAACAACTGTATGATGTCATTGGCGATGATCAATTGTTTGATATCCTTGGCGACTTGGCTGACCAAGATCCTCGTGCTAACATTTGGGATGACACAGATGTGCAAGCTAGACTGCAAGAACTTGGCATTCAAATGAACACCACACCTGATGCTGAACAACAACAGCCAGTGGCACCTGCTGCTGGTCAACAAGCACCAGGCACTGCTCCTGAACAGGGTGTGGCGGAAGATGATTCATTGCGTATTAGTTCAAAACTTCCGCAAAGCGACACTGAAACATTTGGACTTGAAAAGGGTAGAGGTTATAAGATCAATAATCCTGAGGACTGGAAGCCTGGTGACAGACCACGTGCTGTACAGCAACTAATTCCCACACAGGATAAAAAAGATCACATCCGTAGTCGTTTAGGCAAGCATGCGGCCCCAAATCTTCCTGAACAGGCAGTGGCGGAAAACGCAGAGCTTGACACCATGCTGAAATATGCTGGTGTACCTATATCTGAAAGTCGTATTCATGAAAATTCTGAGTACACCCATGAAATAATTGCCAAGACATTGGCACGCGAAAAACCAGGAATGGCAACACTTAAAACCAGCAAAGATTTTTATAATGCAGTATATCATGAATTGATTGCTATTGGGATGACACCAAGATCTGCTCGCAATTTGATTGCGTACGACGAGGATTTTATGGGCGATGTAGCAACATCATACAACCACTATCAATCCAATCCCGGACTAGACGAAGACAATGTTAGCATAATGCCCGAAGGCGCAGCAGTTGATGCGTACATGGCAGGCAAGAGTCCAGCAATTGCTCATTTTGCAGACCAACTAGACAAAAACACAGAAATAAAAGAAGGTTCATGCAATGCAACCATGGAAGGTGAATACTGTCCAGAACACGGCCTAACCGAATGTGGCATGTACGAAATGGGCACAGTGGCTGGTTCAGTGGCTCCTGTCATGGGAGAACAGCAAGAGGCTTACTATGAAAGCAAAGCTGACAACGCACTTTTGGCAAGAATAAAATCACTGGCTTTGCTCAAATGACATAAATACACTTGACACCAAGGCAAATAGCGCATATACTACATGGTGTATGCGCTTTATTGTTTGTGCGTCACAGGCAACAAAGATCTAATTTTAGATAGGCAACACATAGGCAACTTTTTTAGGAGAAACAAACTATGGCATCTTTAGCAGAAATCCGAGCAAGACTACAGGCAGCTGACACAAAAGGCAACTCAAACCAAGGTGGAGGCGATCGAGCAATTTATCCACACTGGAACATGGAAGAAGGTCAATCGGCCACACTACGCTTCCTACCTGACGGTAACACAAAAAACACATTTTTCTGGGTCGAACGAGCAATGATCCGACTGCCATTCAATGGCGTCAAGGGAGAGATGGAATCAAAACAAGTATTTGTACAAGTACCCTGCGTGGAAATGTGGGGAGACGCCTGCCCGGTGCTGGCAGAAGTTCGTACTTGGTTCAAGGACAAAAGCCTTGAAGACATGGGTCGTAAGTACTGGAAGAAACGTTCATACCTGTTCCAAGGTTTTGTGCGTGAGAATCCCATCTCCGAAGATAAAACTCCGGACAATCCCATCCGTAAGTTCATCATTGGACCTCAGTTGTTTACTCTAATCAAGGGTGCATTGATGGATCCTGAACTGGAAGAATTGCCAACTGACTTGATGCGTGGGTTGGACTTCCGTATCACCAAGACCCAAAAGGGTGGCTTTGCTGACTACAACAGTTCCAAGTGGGCTAGAAAAGAGTCAGCACTTACAGAAGCTGAACAGGCTGCAATTGAAACTCACGGCTTGTATGACTTGAGCACATTCCTGCCCAAGCGTCCCGGCGATGTTGAGCTGAAGGTGATCAAAGAGATGTTTGAAGCATCGGTAGACGGACAACCATACGACACTGAGCGTTGGGGTCAATACTTCCGCCCTGCTGGCGTGGCTGCACCTGGTGGTGCCGCAGCTGGTGATGCAGAAGACGCTCCGGCACCTGCTGCCAAGCCAGTACTCAAAGTTGCTACTCCGGCCGCTCCTGTTGCTGAAGATGCATTTGATGAAGAGCTAGCACCTGCATCCGCTCCTGTCACAGCAGCCAAACCAAGTGGCAATGCCCAAGACATCTTGGCCATGATCCGCGCACGTCAAAACAAGCAGTAATGCTAACAGCTCTTGATCAAGAGCTGTTTCCTAAACTTTGTGAAGTGGTAGCAATGCCACTTCACAATCAATGGATTTATTTGATTCAAAAAAACGGAAACAGCAGTTTACGATTACAACAAGAAAAAGATAATCTTGTTAAGCTGGTCAACGAAGAGATTTCAACATTGGATTTTGTGGATGTTTACATACGCAATCCTCGCGCTCGTTATGTCAGTGGCGTGAATACTTACTTACAACATCTACAAAGAGATCATCCAGATCTTGATGTTGACACAGCTTTTTGGTTTGCCAAACGTTACAAATTTTTAAATACACATTATTTGCCACAGTTTCATTGGATAGCAAATCTAAGTCGATATCTCAAACCCACTGCCAAAATAAGATTTAGAAATTTTCAAGACTTTGGTAACATCACTGATTTTCAGCACCGTGCGTTGGTAATTCCGCCCACACAACAGTTTGTTACAAAATTATTAGCAAACGACACTGCCTTAGAGTTATGGTTGTATCTAGACCAGCTGCTTCTTGAGTTAGCTGGACAACAGTTAACCTGGCAAGAAGTTATTGATCATTACAAGGTCAACTATCCAGATGTTATAGCACATGTATTGCCCAAGACTTGATCACTTTGTGAGATTCAATCCAAATGGTACAGTAAGTCGTTGTGGCCATATGGTCAATGCACCGCAGTTCGAAAATCTTGAACAACTAGAATCAAGCAAATGGCTGATCGACATTAAGGCCAAATTTCAAACAGGCATTTGGCCAACTGAATGTAGTCGTTGTAGTCAAATTGAACTAGAAGGCACCGACAGTATAAGAACATACGCAATAAAATTAGATCAACAAGAAACACAAGTTGATTATTTACAAGTAGGTGGAGTATTAGATAATGTATGCAATGCGGCTTGCCAAACTTGTAGTCCAAACTGTAGCACCAGAATTGGCAGTCTGATTGGAAAAACTTTTCCTATTGTAAACAATAGTGATCAGTTTAAAAATCTTCCACAACAGCGTATTCGACATTTGGATATTAACGGGGGAGAACCCAGTTATAGTAAAAACTACAAACAACTATTGGCCAATTTGCCACCTAACCTTAAAACACTACGTCTTAATACCAATTGCAACGTGGTGCTTAATGAGTTAGTGGCCATAGCTCAATCTGGTATCAATGTTACTGTTACCGTAAGTTGTGATGGCATTGGTCCAGTACACGAGTTCATGCGATGGCCTATCAAGTGGAACACTTTTTATAAAAACTTAATGACATATAAAACCATGCCAGTGACATTAAATTTGTGGACCACAGTTAGCATTTTAAATGTTGAGGATTTGCCTAACATACAAGCATTTGCTCGAGAACATGGTATTGACCATTCTTATGCATATCTTGAAGAGCCTGCGATTTTAAATGTAAACAATAAAGATCAACAATCAATAGATGCATACATACAAAAACAAAAACAACTTAGAGGAATACAATGAAAAATTTAATTGACTTTCCAAACTATCCAGCAGATTCTAATAAACTAAAAGCCTATCATGAGTTAGACTGCCCGGATATGGATAAAATAAAAGAAGAAGTTATGCATTGGATTGACAAAAACACTAATTTTAGAACATTAGTCGATGATCGTAGTTTTTGGCATCTAATAGATGGACCAAACATGGCCCGCCATTGTCCTACATTAATAAAGTATATGAAATCTATTCAAATACCATTACAACAAATATCAGTCGGGATACTGACCGAAGATATGAAGGACACTGGTTTTCGTTTACATGTTGGACCTCCGCCAAAGTTGATAAAAATAAATTTTCCAATTTACAATACCGAAAACGTTTATACCGAGTGGTATGACATTCCTGTTGAAGACATGAATCCATTGGGAGTGTTTGTAAATCCGCACATAACCAGTTACGAAGAGCATGGGTACAACTTATGGAAACTGCATGATATTGTTGACAAGACATATCCCTGTATTGCCAAGTATAGCATGGATAAAAATCCTATAGTATTTAATTCTTGGTTTCCTCACAGAGTAATGCCATATGCTGAAGCAAAATTTCCACGAATCATGTTGGCCTGTATGCCAATAACTGATGCCAAGGGATTAGAATATCTTAAAAAAATATGAAAATAGCAATCACAGGCGGCACCGCCGGAATAGGGCAGGCATTAGGCAACGAATACGAAAGTCGTGGTCACGAGGTTGTAAGATTGAGTCGCCGCACAGGACACAACATAAGATCAATTCCAAAAATTGCAGACGCAATTGAATCGTCAGATGTGTTTGTTAATAATGCACAGGCAGGCTTTGCACAGACTGAATTGCTGTTTGAAATGGCGCAACGTTGGTCTGGAACTGGAAAACATATCATAGTTATCAGTACCATGATGACTCAAGATCCTGTGAGTGTGTTGCCAGGATTGGGCATGGATGCTTATAGAATTCAAAAAATTACTCTTGAAGAAGCAGTAAAACAAATCAGATATCGACGATTAAAAATTAAATTGACTGTAGTAAGACCTGGCATGATTGGCACAGCACCTGAGCGTCCTGTTCCTCCGGCAGCAGATGTTGACGTTTGGGCCAGCACACTGGTACATACATTAGAAATGGCAGATGCCAACGGGTTGACTATTCCGGATATCAGTTTAGGTCCAGTATGACACCTAAAGATATTATAACAAATAAAGCATTTTGTCCGTTGCCTTGGACTGGTTTTTATACTGACATCAGTGGTGATGTTAAAAATTGTATTTGCAGTAGAGAAAGTATTGGAAATTTAAAAAATAACAGTATACAAGATATATTAACTGGACCGGCTAATACCAAGATCAAACAACAAATGCTTGACAAACAAAAACCACATACTTGTTCCTATTGTTATGAACTAGAAGAAAGTAAAACATTAACAAATATTGTCAGTAGTCGTGTGTATTATATAAAACAGTTGAAAAAAGTTGATGCCACACTGTACGATACTCCTGAAAAATTCAATTTACAGCAACTTGATATCAGATGGAGAAATACTTGTAACCATGCTTGTGTTTATTGCGGTCCTGTGTTGAGCAGCAAATGGGCCAGTGAATTAAATGTTGTTATCAACACACCAAGTGAGCAACGCATACAAGAACTCAAATCTTATGTGTTTGACAATCTACATCAAATAAAAAACGTTTACATGGCCGGCGGAGAACCTTTGTTGATCAAAGAAAACTCAGAAATGCTAGAGTTATTGTTGGAAAAAAATCCCGACGTAGAACTAAGGGTAAACACAAATCTTAGCAAAACTGATACCAATGTAATGGATTTGATTTGTCAATTTAAAAATGTTCATTGGACAGTGAGTGCAGAAAGTATTGAGGACAAGTTTGAGTACATGAGGTACGGCGGAATCTGGAAAGACTTTTTAGAAAATTTAGAACGTATCAGGCAGTTGCCACATAAACTTACATTTAATATGGTTTGGTGTGTTTTAAATCACACTGCAATTTTTGAGTGTATTGATTACTTTTTAGCACAGGGATTTCACCCAAATAGTTTTATTTTGACAGCAACACTTGGGCCTGATTGGCTAGACACTAGACAACTACCAAAAAATGTGTTACAATCACTTGGAAGAGAAATACAACGTCGCATAGAGTTGAAACAAGGATATTTGCTTGAGGATGGGTATCAAAACCTGCTTAGACACACGCAAAAACCTTTTGAATCAACACTACTTGACACATTGAATAGAATACAACAACTAGATCAAAGAAGAAACTTAGACAGCAGGAAAATTTTTAAAGATTTATATAAGGACTTAGACTATGGGAAAACCATTTGACGTATCAAAATTTCGTAAAGAAATTACCAAAAGCATTGATGGCCTTTCGATTGGCTTCAATGATCCAACAGACTGGATCTCAACAGGCAACTATGCATTGAACTATCTGATCTCAGGAGACTTTAACCGTGGCATTCCACTGGGCAAGGTCACTGTGTTTGCCGGAGACTCTGGTGCAGGTAAGAGTTATATCTGTTCAGGCAACATTGTGAAGAACGCACAAGAGCAAGGTATCTTTGTGGTGTTGATTGACAGTGAAAACGCACTGGACGAGGACTGGCTCAAAGCACTAGGTGTTGACACTGGTCCAGACAAACTGCTCAAACTGAGCATGGCCATGATTGATGACGTGGCCAAAACTATCTCAACATTCATGAGTGACTACAAGGCCCTGCCAGATGGCGAGCGTCCCAAGGTCATGTTTGTGATTGACTCACTGGGCATGTTGTTAACACCCACTGACGTAAACCAGTTTGATGCAGGCGAAATGAAGGGTGATCTAGGACGTAAACCCAAAGCTCTCACCGCCTTGGTGCGTAACTGTGTGAACATGTTTGGTTCATACAATGTGGGTTTGGTTTGTACCAATCACACATACGCATCACAGGATATGTTTGACCCAGACGACAAAATTAGTGGCGGTCAAGGTTTCATTTACGCCTCATCAATTGTGGTGGCCATGAAGAAGATGAAGCTGAAAGAGGACGAGGACGGCAACAAGATCACTGATGTGATGGGTATCCGTGCAGGCTGCAAAGTTATGAAAACACGCTATGCCAAACCCTTTGAAGGCGTGCAAGTCAAGATTCCTTACACAACAGGTATGAGTCCATACTCAGGATTGACTGACTTGATTGAGAAAAAAGGCCTGCTCAAGAAAGAAGGCAATAGCCTGGTGTTCACCACAAGTGAAGGTGAAATCATCAAGAAGTTCCGCAAAGGTTGGGAACGCAATGATGACAATTGTCTTGACACTGTGATGAAAGACTTTGGAAATATCAAGGAAGAGGTAAGTACCGGCGAGGAGGAAGCAGAATGAGTGAAGCAATAGCGGCAGAAATTTGGGGCGAACTCAAGCGATTTGTAAACACAGTCGATCGCCAAGAGGCAGCAGAAACTGTGGTTCAAATTTTAATGGACAATGACAGTGATGTTGAGGATATTCGAACCGCATTCAAAGGCGACACGGATATCAAACGAGCACTTACGGCATATCTTGACAACGACAAAGATTACTCAGAAGACGATGAAGAAGAAGATCCCGAAGAAGAGGATTACAATGAAGACGACTGGGAAAATTAATGACAACATCAATAATCAAAGATGATTATTATTGTTCTCAAAAATTTTGGTGGGCAACTGTAGAACCTGAAAGACGATCTATAGCTTCGTGTTGTGCTGCCACACCTTCAAAAATCAATTTAGACTGGCTAAAAAACAATCCAGGCCAATTGTTCAATACACCTGAACTTCAACAAGAACGTCAGGACATGCTTGATAATTTGCCTGTTGCCAGCTGTGAAAACACTTGCTGGCGTGCAGAAAGATCTGGATTGCCTAGTCGCAGGACTGTTATGGGTTCCGCACAACAAACTCATACAGACATTGTATCCAGTCCACAGACCTTGCATATTGTGCTAGGTAGTGATTGCAATTTAACTTGTTCGTACTGTTGCAAACAATACAGCACTGCTTGGCTGCGAGACATCAATACCAATGGCCCTTATCTTGACGAAACAAGATATTTGATCAACACCAATGATCGTATATTGTTAAAAATTGGACAAAACGCAATAAAAAACAGCAACAGCTATCAGCTGATACTTGATGAGATAAAAAACGTCAAAGGAGCCAGGCATGTTGAGATCACAGGCGGCGAACCATTTTTGTATAATGGTCTGCCAGAATTGGTGGCCAGTATAAACTACCCTGTTGATATTTTTACCGGGTTAGGAGTAGATCACAAACGACTTGCTAAAATTTTAGATCAATTACCAGACACAGTTACCTTTACAATCAGTGCTGAAAATGTGGGCAGTTTGTATGAGTTCAATCGTTATGGTAACACCTGGAATAAATTTTTACAAAACTTCGAGTTGATTTCCGCAAGATTCAAATATAGATTTTGCAATGTCATTAGCAATTTAACAGTACATGGTTTAGAACAGTTTTGGTCAGAGTTCAAGACAGAAAATGATCTGACTAATTTTTGCACAGACCCTGATTATCTTAGTGCCAGTGTACTTGATCCTGTTAGCAAAAGTCTTTATGGTTATACTAGAGAATTATCTACAACACTAGCAGTAGAATCTACTCACACACAGAAATCAAATCTAAAAAAGTACATCAATGAGTTTGCGTCAAGAAGAAGCATAACACTAGATGTGTTCCCTGCTCATTTTGTAACGTGGTTGCATGAATAAGTATTTTCCAATTAACACAGCTACCGCGTGTCAGCTCAAGTGGACCTGGAGCTCAATTTATTTGTACACAGGCATGACCAACAGTTGCCATAGAGTAGAAAACACTCATCTAACAACAGACACATTTAAAGATTTTCATAACACACCAAAAAAAATTGCCGACCGAAAACTAATGTTAGATGGACAATGGCCCCAGGGTGGTTGCGAATATTGCAAAAAAATTGAAGATGCTGGCGGATAAAGTTATCGATTGTTACACTTAAACAGTCCCAATCTAACTCCTCCAGAATTAGATGTGGATGCGTCGGCAACTAATGTGACTCCTCGTATTGTGGAAGTGTATTTTGACAATGTGTGTAATATGAGTTGTGTGTATTGCCAAGACAAATACAGTAGCAAAATACAACAGGAAAACAATCGGTTTGGACGATTTGAAAAAAATGGATTGGTAATTGACAACTTTAGTTCTCGTGATCCAAATCAAACACAACTAACTGATGAATTTTGGACATGGATGAACACCCACTATGTTGACATAAGAAGATTGCACATACTAGGCGGCGAACCATTTTATCAACGTCAATTTGACATTTGCATGGATTTCTTGTATACTCATAAAAACAAGGAGTTGGAGTTTAACATTGTTAGCAATCTTATGATAGCGCCAGAAAAATTTAAAAATTATATCATGCGCATCAAACAGTTGATCATTGATAGAAAAATCAAAAGATTTGATTTGACTGCCAGCATTGATTGTTGGGGAGCCGAACAAGAATATGTGAGATATGGATTAAATCTGGACCAGTGGAAAGAAAATTTTGAATTTTTAGTCAAGGAAAAGTGGATTACATTAAACATAAATCAAGTAATAACTTCTCTTACAATACCCAGCATTCCAGACTTACTAACGTACATTAACCAATGCCGAGCCACAAGAGATATTGGACATTACCTGATATCAGTAAACAACCCAACTCATATGAACCCTGATATATTTGGGCCAGGTTACTTTGACCAACACTTTGTTCGCATCCTTGAGGTCATGCCCGAAGATACGTGGCAACAAAAAGAGATAAAAAAATACATGGAAGGGGTTCAAATGCAAATCGCTAGTTCTAAAAAGAATCCAGCAGAGCTAATTAAACTACGCACTTATTTAGATGAACTAGATCGGCGTAGAAATCAAAATTGGCGCACAACATTTCCTTGGTTGGTAGAGGAGTTAGATCATGTGGTATAGTCGAGTAGTTGCTGGGCTTGATGCTATTCCAGATTTTATAGCACACTACGAACGTGAAATCATTGACGCCAAAAAAGATTGTCGCATTGCTGGTGTTGTGGAAAAAAATATCACAGCACTTCCGGGCATAACTGAGTTTAGGTACAACCAGCTTCAAGAAATTGAAGCTGTGTTGAACTTTCTCAACATCCAACTGCGCAAAATCCGTAGAAAGCACTTTCAAAAGTACCTGGAAGGCTATGCTCGTGCGCTTACGTCACGTGATGCTGAAAAGTATGTGGATGGCGAAGATGAAGTGATTGATTACGAAACCATAATCAACGAAGTAGCATACTTGCGAAATCGCTGGCTGGGTATCATGAAAGGCTTGGATACCAAGCAGTGGCAGATGGGACATGTTGTGCGGCTAAGAACTGCTGGCATGGAAGACATCCAGGTGTAAATACCTGCATGAAAATCGTACTTGTCACAGGCGGCTTTGATCCGCTACACTCTGGGCATATTGCCTATTTCAAAGCAGCCCGCACTCTGGGCGACATGCTGATTGTGGGACTCAATTCAGATGAATGGCTCACACGTAAAAAAGGTCGGCCATTCATGCCATGGACAGAAAGATTGTGCGTTATAAACAATCTTGCCATGGTAGACGAAGTTTACACATTTGACGATGCAGATGGCTCAGCTAAAGAATTTATTCGACAGGTTCGAGCACACTACCCTGACGCAACCTTGGTGTTTGCCAATGGTGGTGATCGTACTGATAAAAACATTCCCGAAATGGATGTAGTAGATGCCAATTTAGAATTTGCGTTTGGCATTGGCGGCGAAGATAAAAAGAATTCCAGTTCGTGGATTCTTGAAGATTGGAAAAAGCCCAAGACAACCCGAGCCTGGGGATACTATCGTGTGCTACATGAAGTTGATTCTAGTACCAAACTCAAAGAACTCACAGTCACTCCCAAAACTTGTTTGAGCATGCAACGGCATGAAAAACGAGCAGAGTTTTGGTTTGTGGCTGAAGGCGAAGCCACAGTGTACACACTAGATTCCAGCACAGACAGAGACATCAAAGACCACATGACCATACATGAGTCATGTTGGATCAATCGTAACGAATGGCATCAACTGTGTAACGAAACTGACCGTCCACTCAAACTGATCGAAATACAGTTTGGAGAAGATTGTGTGGAAGAGGACATTGAACGCAAATGAAACCAATTCCAATTTTTGTAGGATATGATCCACGAGAAGCCATTGCATACCATACCTGTGTAAATTCAATCATTCGCAACAGCAGTCAACCAGTGGCCATTGTGCCAGTAGCACTGAACTTGTTTCGAGACTATAGTGAAACCCACACAGACGGCAGCAATCACTTTATCTACACACGATTCCTTGTGCCACATCTCATGCAATACGAAGGCTGGGCAATATTCATTGACGGCGACATGATTGTACGCGGAGATATTGCGGAACTTTGGGAACTGCGAGATTCTTACAAGGATGTTATGGTAGTCAAGCACGATTACAAAACACGTATGACTGAAAAGTATCTTGGCGCCAAGAACGAAGATTATCCACGCAAGAACTGGTCAAGTGTTATATTGTGGAATTGTAACAGTCATCCCAATAGAAAACTCACATCCGAATTTGTGCAAAAAGCCACAGGTGCTGAACTACATCGCTTTTCATGGTTACTTGATGAACGCATTGGTGAACTACCACCAGAATGGAATTGGTTGCCTGATGAATACGGGCCAAACCCCGACGCCAAGCTCTTACACTATACCTTGGGCACTCCATGCTTTCATGAGTTTGCTGATACACCACAAGGCAACGAGTGGCATAGAGAACGCATGCTCACTGATTATTGCCACCAAAGGTTGCCAGAATGAAAGATTGGGAACTTGAAGACGAAACAACATAT